GCTCTTACCGAGAGTGCCAAACCCTTGGGTAGCCTCAATTAACCAGTTGAGTAGATAGTCTCCACCAGTGCCGGGACCAAAGTTTGCTTCAACAATTTTTACAAATCCGCAAAAAATGTTGCCAAAGATTTTTCCAAATTTAGCAGCCATATCGCCAGCAGTAATAAAGAATTTTAGCAATCCGTTGTCGCCAGTTTTATCTAGCAGAGTAATAAAATCGTCTAAAAGTTTAGAAATAAAATCTACAAGTTTTTTTGTAATAGGCGTAGAAGCAGCCATAATTCTAAAGAACGCTTCAAAAAACTTAGATAATAGCGGGCCAAATTCTTTTACAACATAAGAGATTTGTTCAAATATCTCTCTTAAATACCTACCCGTTTCTGCGGAAGAAAAGAAATCAAACAGCACTTTTGATGCTTGGCCTAGTGCAACTCCAATACTTTCAATTCCATTAAAAATGGCATCAAAGGTGCCAGAAGTCATTAGTTTAGTTAGTCCCGCTTGTAGTAGCGGTAGGAAGCCCTTAGCCACAGCCTCTCTAAGAATTTTAAAAATAGGTTGCAGTTTTACAAGGAACTGAGCAAATCCTTTTTGAGTTGCTGTAAGGTTTGCGTAAGGGTCTTCAGAGGCTGCTTTTGCTCTAGCCTTTGCTCCTGTTTTTAGTTCTTCGTTTAGGTCCGCACTTCTGTCTTTTGCTCTTCTGTAATTTAATTCTGCTTGCTTGTAAGCAATTTCAGATTCTCTACGGGCACGAGAGTCGGCTGGTAAATCGGCGGTTCTTGCTAGACCTTCACGGGCTTTTTCAAGAGCAATTGCCGCACTTTGCTCGGCTAGAGCAGCGTCTTCTGCATCAAATTTTAATTGCTGAAGTTCTTCACGCAGATTTTTTAGTGTCTCTACCTGCGTTTTTTGTTGTTGTGTGGCTTGTTGTACCGCTTCACCAACACCATTTAGAGCAAACTTGGCTACCGCTGTAGCAGCCTTCATGGACACAAACAGTCCGACCACTGCGGTCAATGCTGTCGCTGCTCCACCAGCAGCACCAACTAGAGAGACGAGAGAGCCAACCAATGTACCAATAGCACCAACTAAAACTGCTCCACCAGTGCTAAATTTGTAGCCAGCCATGACCAACTGATTAATTGCTTCATAACCCTGCTGTGCTTGTGGGTACATAGTTTTTAGGCCCGAAGCCATTTGAGTCAGGAAATTATATTCTGTTTTATTATTGAACCCCCGCATAAAACGCTGGGACAATTGCTCTCCCGCTTTTTGTGCGTTTTTACCGCCACTACCGCTTACGCCATTAAAACCATTTTTAATGTCTTTGGCAACATTGGTTGTAATAGCCCTAACAATAATATGGGCTTCACCTACGACTGGCATTTACTCTCTCACCTCCTTAGTTGAGCGGTGCTTCTAGTAATCCATTGCCACTCATCGGAATACCAGTGTCTGGGTCGAATTGAGTGGGAGGGATATAAGGTTTTGTTGCTCTTTTTTTCTTAGGGTCAAAAGGCTGAATATTGTCAAAGTCATTAAATGACCCGCTGTTGTTAGCATATTTTGACGACCTAGAGGAACTACCAGAAAATAGGTATTCAACATCGTAAAGTTGTCTATAGATAATTTCTCTAGACTTCCCCACTGCTTCTGCTTGTTCCCCAGAAGAGTAACGCATATCTTCTTCGAAAAGATAATGAATGACATCGAGCATATCGCTTGCTTCCATACTCGTGAGTTGTAGACCATTCATCAATGCTTTTCCGTTTACATACGGCCAGAGGCTAATCCCCCACTCTAGGAGGCCAGTGACCGCTCGTTCGGGCGGTTTGAATACTCTTCCATCAACCAAGCAACAATTTCGCTTAGAGTTTCTAGACTTGTAATTTTTTCTTGGTCTGAAAGAATAGCGTCAAATGCTTTCTTACTTTCAGGCTTAAGTACGGCAGTAAAAAATTTTTCCATAACTTGAGCGGATTTAGATGTGTCATCTGAAGTAGAATCAGAGACAATTTCAAGTAGAAGTTTTCCTTGAATTACTGGAACGCAGTGGAACTCTTCGCCCCATAGTTTGAATGAAATTGGTTCTTTTTCAGAAGCGTCTCCACCGCTACCGAAGTCCTTAAATCTGGCCATATTTTGTATAGTCTTTCTTGTGAATGTGTAATTAGGTTGCACTTCAACCTATGACTATTTTACTTTATAAAAAAACTATTGATTTTGGTTATTTGACTTTGGGGAAAGATTTGCCCCTATAAATTGCACCTAAATCTTGAAAAACAAAAAGTTGGTCAGATAAGTATCTATTTGGCTTAGTCCCTGGATGCCTAACCAACTGGGTCCTAATAATTCTGCCCTTACTCATAAACACAAGTTGGGGGGAGTTTTTAGGAGTAATTAGGTGTGGTCTGGTACCTTCGTGGTGTAGATAGGCAATTTTATTTTCAGAACCTATTTTTAGTTCTTGCCCATAAAAAGTAGTTTTATGAGACATTGTTATGGACCTTTTTAGTGCACCAGTTTGTACGCCTACTTGTCTTCTTGATAAACTTAAGGCAATCCCACCTCTAATTTCTAAGGTACGCCAAAGCGGTCCAGCAGGAGTTTTTAGGTAAGCATTTAGAATTGGTCTGTAGAGATTTAAATGGCTAAATTTATATGAATACTGACTTGAACCGCCAGCCCCTGCTCGATAGGCACGACCAGCAGAGCCCTTAGCACCTCTGTAGGCTTTTTTTAGAGCCCAGGCTCCCCAACTATCAGGTAAACCGTACGGCATTATGGGACCGCTAGCGTTAGTTGCATATTGACAGTTTGGAATCCACCTTCGGGACCAGAAGTGTCAATGGTAGCAATTACTCCCAAACCGTAACCAGAGTCATCCCACATATCAAATTCACGGATACATTCCATCAAAACCCAAGCGTCTATGGCAGAAGAGTAAGAACTTTCAGTAATCTTGTCTCCGCTAGGTGGTCTACCATTTTGACCAACAGTGACAACTGGTCTTGAGATGCTAATCACCACAGAAGCAGTGCGTGGGACATGGCAACGCTGAGGAGTAGATGTTTCGTCACCTGGAGTTCCAAGGTACATTTGTAGGAAATTTACGACAAGTTGCTCGCAGTCAATAGCAACTTCTCCCATTGTCCAATAACGCCTTTGCGGTAGAGGGACATTGTATGTTTGGAAGACAGTCTCGATACGAGAAATAATGCCATCCATCATATTTTTTAGATTGAGGGCATCACTAGAGACATCTGCAATTGTTGTCGTTGACATAAGTTGCCTACTATTCGGCTAGTGGAGCCTCTTCAGCAACTGGAGTCTCTTCGACTACTACAACTTCTACAACAACTGGAGTCTCTACTACAACTTCAGCAACAGGCTCAGGCTTTACCTTTTTCTTAGGCTCTGCCTTTACAGGTGCTACTACTGCTTTCTTTCCAGTGTTCATTGCTTCAGCAGTAAAGTTTGTCTGAATGTGTGTCATATTTTTACTTTCTTTTAGGGGCTACTTCTATTGTAGAACTAACCGTTTAGGTTGATTTTTAAGTTTCCTGATGTAATTAGCACAACGCTGTTATTTGTGTGCGTTGCGTACAAGTCCCAAGTGCCAGGGTCCACCATACCGATAGTAGATAGAGTGTCTGAGTACCCAGCAGTCAAAGTTATAGTAGAAGCAGAAGTGTTGACATTGGCTGAGGCGTTGCTAAGAGTTAGTGATTTAGCACTTGAATAACTCTTGATAGTGAGTGCTGGAGTCCACCCTGCTTGGCTAGTTAGAAAAGTAGCATTGATGTTCGCCAGTCCTAAAGTTACAGTGCCAGTATTTCCAGTGCCTGGAGCAACTAGCAAGTCCTTATTGCTAGTTGTGTAGACAAATTCCTTAGGGTTGTACCTTCTGGCTCTCGGAGTGTCTACTGAGTAGACCTTAGTTTTCCTTCTAGCACCGTCTGGGTTTACAGTTTTTAGAAACAAGTCAACTGCGTACAATCCAGTGCGAAGTTCTTGAATAAAGTCCTGCTGGTCAAGAATAGTGAAAGAGACACCCTGCCGAGAGACAGAAGTTACTCGTTGCGGGAGAGCACAAGTTTCAT